TGTTGCGGGTGGTGGCGGTCAGAGCGCTCATGCTGCAAGCCCTTCGGCAGGGCTGAACTGGGCCTCGCGCACGTGATTGCGGCAGTCCGCTTCGGCCTCCTTGTTGCAGCGGCCTTTCAGGCGCCAGCGGCAGGCCAGCAGCTCGAAGCGCGCGCCCATTGCGTTCAGGTTCGTCAGTCGGGACAGGTGCACGTGCACCTCGACGCTGGGGCTCCAGTCCAGCGCGAGCACCTGCAGCGCGCAACCCATGTTGTGGGCGTCCAATCGGCGGAGTTCGGTCAGGTCGAAGGGAAAGCGCTGGCCGTTGTAGAGGCCTAGCAGGAACTTCACTGCCACGTTTGCGCCGCCGTGGTCGTGCTGGGCGAGCTTCCACAGTTCGAGCAGCGCCTGCAGCTGCTGTTCGGTTGGCGCGCTCATGACGCCACCGTCTTCAGTTCGCCGCGCTGGGTCTCGACGGCCCGCAGGTCCAGATTCTGCTGCTTGGGGTTCTGCTGGGACAGATTTCCCTCGACGGTGGCCCACAGCAGTGTGCCGTCCGGCTTGGGTTCGGGTACCTTGGTGGTGACGTGCGGGGTAATCGACAGGGCGCCGCCGCTGACGCGCTTGACGTCCAGCTTCAGGACCAAGGTGCCGGCCTTGCCGGTTTCGTCCACGCCTTTGACCAGCTCGGCAAGCTTGTCGCTGGCCAGGTCCAGGAATGCGCCGCCATCAAGCAGGCGTAGGGTGTCGGTGATGGGTTTGACGGACATCAGGGGCTCCACTTGCCGGCCTTACCGGCTGTTACGCCAATTGGCGCGATTGGCGTAGTTTGCGTGGGGCGCTAAGTGTCGTCAAGCGTTTTGGTAAAAATAATTTGCGTGTAGCGCCAAATGACGGACAAAAAAATAGCCGGCAACAGCCGGCTGCACATCGTCAAAGCAACACTGCGACTGCTATCGCGGCGCTAGAGCCCGCCCGATCCCATCTTGAGCTTCACGCGGCCAACGATCTGCACAGTTGCATCCCACTGTTCCTGGGTGAGCTCGAAGCTGGGGAAGTCCTCATGCTTGTTGTCGCATCGGACGATCGTCCCGGTAGGGGTGCGAATGAGGCGGCGGATCATCAGTTCGTCGCGCATCAGCAGCGCGAAGACGCGCCCGCTCTCAATGGAGACATCGCCGCGATCGACGATGACCGAGTCGCCTGCGGTGATCGTGTTGGCCATAGCCTCATTGCGAATGCGGATAGTCCGCGCCCGTTCGATTGGAAACCCCAGCGTGTTGAATAGGTACGTCGGGATCGGATAAGGGGCGTCGGCCTGGTCCACCTCGATGGTGACCTGACCGCCAGCGGCCCTCGCGACAGCGATATGCGGTATCAATACAAACTCCCATGCGTCTGGGGACGGGGCCACGCGCGGGCCCCTCTGATCCTCAGGCAGGGTATTTGTAGCTTGGCCTTGGGCGCTTCGATCACTAGATTTGCGTGGGACGCCAGCGCTGGTTCTTATCTCGTCGGCCTCTACACGCTCCAATTGTTCGGCTTGGTTGTACAGATCGCTGAGCTTGACACCGAGGATGACGGCAATCTTCTGGAGCTTCTGGGGGTCGATTCCTTGCTCGCCCCGCTCGACACGAGAGAGGTTGGTCGCGTCGTAGCCGTCGATCTGATTGGCTACAAACTCCAGCGTCCACCTATTCTGTTTTCGTAGCGCTCGAATGGCGCGGCCTATGTATTTCATGGGCGGAATTCTTGCCATAGAGCACCTTCGCGCAAGGCGTTGAACACAAATTGGCGTGATTTCACGCCATGGCGCTTGATTGCGTTTAGCGCATGACGCACAATTGGCGTCACCATGAGCAATCAACCTTCCACTCTTCGGGGTCTGCGTCAGCTTAAGTGCCTGACCTTGGTCCAACTTTCTGAAGCATCGGGCGTGCCGCACGGCAACCTCAGCCGCATTGAGCGGGGAAAGGAGGGCGTGAGTGTGGCTCGTGTATGCGCGATCGCAAGGGCGTTGAACATGCCGCCCGGCGACGTTTTTACTGCGATCGTGGCGGCGAGCGGCAATACGGCTGCCAACGACGAATCGATCGCACCAGGCCCGCACTGACAGTTGGCAGTCCCATTTCAAGACGCCTCCGGGTCGGTTGAACTTTGCGTAATACGCATAATCATATTCGACAATTTTGCGCGTGGGGCGTTGGGCGTGACGTGCCATTGCATGCGCACGGCGTGCTCCAGGCGCTTCGCCAAGCTGTCAAGGGTCTTGGCATGGCTATCTTTTCTATTGCTCATGGTGTGAGTTTCCAGTGTTTGCGCGAGCGTATGACTCGGCGCGCAAATTGACAGCCTTATTCAACGGAGATATTGCGTGACCAAACACCTGAACCCGATGGATCCGGAGGACGCCCTCTATGCCGCATGCCGGGCTTACCCAGGCGGGGTTGAGCGCGTTGCGGAACTGCGCGACGTATCAGTGCAGACCATGTATCAGAAACTGGATAAGGACAATGACCGAGGCCGCGTGGCGTTCGGCAAGGAGCTGAACGGCTTCATCGACCTGCTGCGTGCAGCCGCAGTGCCGATCTGGGATGCGCCGCTGGTTGCTCTGTCCTATCGGCACGGCGGTCTATTTGTGCGGCTGCCGCATATCGATGAGAACGCAGGTCGGGCAGCGCATGAACTGACACAGGATATTCTGGACATGGTGCGGGACCAAGGGCGCCTTGCCACGGTGCTGTCGGATGCGATGGCCAACGATCACGAGGTCGACAGCCGCGAGTTCGAGAGCTTTGCCGCCAGCCACGCCGCGGCCATGTCCACGTTGGCCCGGATGGGCGAGCACGTACGCGAGATGCATGAGCGCGCGAAGGCGGCGGGGCGAGTGCGTTGAACCATGGCGCTTAATCTGCACGATGTATCCCGCCAGATTGAAGAGCGGGGGCTGGAGCTGCCTCATTCCGTGGATCTGCAGCAGGCCTTCAGCAAGATCATTCGATGGCGGCCGCCGAACGACAAGCGCAAGAGTGCATGGGCTCGCCTCTACGAGCACACTGGTAAGTCCGGCAAGGTGTTCATCACAGGTGTGTTCGGTGTTCGCAGCGACAAATGGAACGTCGAGGCCTCGAACGACAACTGGTCGCCGGCTGAGCGCGCGGAGTGGATCGAGGCGCGCAAGAAGGCTGAGCGCGAGAGCGCTGCGCTGCGCAAGGAAGAGGCCGGCACTGCAGCGGAAAAGGCCGCCAAGCTGTGGGCGCGAGCCCGAACTGATGGGGGGCATGCCTACCTGGAACGCAAGCGGGTGGGCGCCTTTGGCGTGCGCTTCAGCTTCAACAGCCGTTTGGTGGTGCCGCTGCGCAATATGGCGGGCGAGCTGCAGGGGCTGCAATGGATCTCGCCTGAGGGTGACAAGATCTTCGGCACCGGCACGGCGAAGGATGGGCATTTCCACCTGGTGGGCGAGATCTTGCCGGGCGAGCCTATCGCCTTTGGTGAGGGTTATGCCACGTGTGCCAGTGGCCACATGGCCACGGGTTGGCCGGTGGTGGTTTGCTTCGACGCGGGCAATATCGAGCCGGTGATGAAGTCCTGGCGGGCGGCTTATCCGGACGCGGAGTTCGTCATCCTTGCCGATGACGACCGCGCGCTTCTCAAGCGCTTCTGCGAGCGGCTGAATCGTTTGGGTGTGAGCCTGGCGCCGGATGAGGTCAAGTTCCCGATCGATGAGCGTTGGGAGCTGCCAGACGGCCAGCTCGTCACGGTCAAGGCGGCCTGGGCGCGCGATGGCGCCGGGGCGTGGCTGATTGAAGGCAAGCTGGAGGCATTCACTGCGCCGGATGCCGATGGCGTGGTGAAGCGGCGGCGCCTGGATGATCTTCGGCTTGAGAATGCCGGCCGCAGCAAGGCCATGGCCGCAGCCAAGAAGCATAAGGCGCATGTGCTGCTGCCGCGCTTTCCGAAGGGCGCTGATGAGTCCACCGATTGGAACGACTTGCATTGCCTCGACAGTTTGGAGGCTGTGCGCGAGCAGGTGCTGGCGTGCCTTGCTGAGGCTCGGGCGCCGGTGCCTGCCGGTGGCAAGAGCTCTGGCGGGCGATCTACCCCACCGGTTGGCGCGGCCGCGCAGGGCTCGGATGAAAACGCACAGGGCGGCATCATCAAGCACCTGATCGAGCGCTATGTGCTGATCTATGGCACGACGACGGTCTGGGACGGCCAGGCCCGCATGGTGGTGAAGTTGGAGGCGCTGCGGGCGGCGCATCGCGATTGGCTGGACTACTGGCTGGACGCGCCAGAGCGGCGCATGGTGCGCGAGGATCAGGTGGTGTTTGACCCTGGTCATGTGCACGACCAGGCCGAGGTGGTGAACCTATTTGATCGCCTACCGCTGACGCCGGCGCGCGACGGCTCATGTGCCAAGATCGTGGCGCACTTGTTTCACTTGTGCCATGAGGACGATGCGCTGTTTCACTGGGTGGTGTGCTGGCTGGCCTACCCGCTGCAGCACCCGGGTGCCAAGATGCGCACAGCCCTGGTGCTGCACGGCCTGCGCGAAGGCACGGGCAAGAGTTTGATGATGGATGTGATGCGGTCCATCTATGGCCGCTATGCGCGCACAGTCACTCAGTTGCAGCTTCAGACCGAGTTCACCGATTGGCTCAGCGGCATGCTGTTCTGTGTGGCTGAAGAGGTGGTCACGGCGGCCGATCGCAAGCATCATAAAGGCCTGCTGAAGAATCTGATCACCAATGAGACGGTGCAGATCAACCCAAAGAATATGCCGCTGCGGCAGGAAGAAAACCACGCCAATTTCGCCTTCTTGTCGAACGATCAGATGCCGATGCAGCTCGATCCGTTTGACCGTCGCTATACGGTCATCAATGTGGAAGAGGGCAAGGACGAGGCGTGGTTTGCCGGGATTGGCGCGGAGCGGAAATGTGGGGGTGATGAGGCCTTCTATGCTTGGCTGCTGGACTATGACATAGGTGGCTTCAACGAGTTCACGCGCCCGTTTGAGAACCGCGACCGCCAGCGGCTGGTGACCCTAGGCATGAACGTGGATCGGCGCTTTTGGCATTTCTGGTCGAACGGGCACACCGATCTGCCGTTTTCGAGTTGCCGGGCGCATGACTTGTACCTGGCCTTCAAGACATGGTGCCGGCTCAACGGCGAGCGGTTTGTGCCGAACAGCACCTCGTTTGGCACGACGCTGGGCCGCGAGCTACCGAAAAAGAAATGCCGCATCAGTGTCTTCAGCGACAAGGCCGTGACGAGTGAGGACTGGGTAGCGGGCGCGACCGAGACGACCGACTGGCAGGGGACGGTGTACCTTGTGCCGCTGCCTGAGGGCGGCCAGCCTGATAAGGAGCGGGTGCAGGCGGACTGCAGGGTCTTTCAGGGCGCGCTGAGCCGGCTGCTGGCGAACGCGCGGAGGGGCATGTGATGCCGATGTTGCCTGCTCGCTGGGAACAGTGGGATTGCGAATCTTCCGCCACCCTTCCCACGCCAAGCCGCGCCAATGCTGGGTTTGCGGGCTCTGGGCCGAGTTTCCAAGGTTCCGGCTCTACGCCATGTGTGTGCATGCGTAGGCGCGCACGTGATGGTTTGCGAAGCAATACAAGTGTCTCCCGTGCGGAGCCATCAATAACTATTCCCACTCTTCCCAAAAGCTGCAAAGCCTTATTTGACGGGGCTTGGCGTGGGAAGGGTAGTAGCGAAATGACGTTTCCACTGTTCCCAAGGCTACAAAACACAAGGATTGATCAATGACTGACCTGCGAGAGCATTTCGCAACGGCTGGCGCGCCGCGAAATTCATGGACAGAGGCGCGGGGCGACGAGCAGTCGCTGCTGGGTGCGATGGGCATGGCGGATGCGCTGGGCGCGGCGCTGTGGCGCTTGAAATACAAAGGCGATCCCAGGGTGGCGAAGCGGTGTATCAGCCTGATGGCGGAGCGGCTCAATGTTGCGGGTAAATTCAGGCGCAAGGGCGTTGATCGCAGATCGTCTGGTGCGCGATCAGGGCCGGCTCAATCAATGTCGGCATCAATGCTGGAGCGGTTGGCATTTCGAGTCATCTTTGAGTGGATCAATGACCGCTGCACTGTTTGTCATGGTCGAGGCACCTTGGGAGTGATTGGACATGTGCGTGCCTGCGGGCACTGTAAGGGGGCATGCCGTGAGCCAGCGCAGCATGCGGCGCGCGCTCGCGACATAGGTGTGACGATGGATGCCTATCGGGCGCATTGGGAATGGCGTGTAGCCTGTCTGTTGGCCGAGCTGGAGGCATTGGACGAAGCGGTGCGCTGCACGGTGCGGGGTGAACTTAAGGAAATGGATTTCACCCCCTTGAAGTTGGATGCTGACGAAGTGAAAATTGCGGCCAACGCGGCAGACAAACAATCGGCTGCGTGAGCCCAATCAGTCGCCTGGTGCGCAAGGGCGGTCGCCCCGACAGAAAGAGAACTAGACCGCGCGAAAAGCGCCCTCGGGATACGGCGGACATCGATGGGTAAGCACGCCCATTCACAAGGAACATAACCAAGCCCCTCGGCGTCTCGCTAGAGGGGCTTTCACTTTTTCGGGGCGTCTGAGTGGCCTGGTCAGCCGCAAGTCCCCGTGCTGGTGTCACGCACGGCACGTTAACAAGAGGCTCTGCCGATGATCGAGATCAGCGTCACACATGACCTGGGTAAGCTCGTCGGCTGGGCAAAAGAGATCGCCGAGGATCAGATCCCGTACGCCTTAGCGCGAACCCTGACGAAGACTGCTCAGGATGTGAAGGCTGCTGAGACAAAGGCGCTGCCTGAGCAGTTGGATAGGCCCACGCGCTTCACCATGAATGCGCTGTTTGTCCGGCCAGCCACCAAGAGTCGTTTGGAAGCGGTGGTCTGGCTTAAGGATACGGGGGATGCTGCCGCTCGGAAATATCTATCGATGCAGATAGAGGGCGGAACCCGGGCACCAAAACGATTTGAGCAAGCACTGCAGCGTGTTGGCCTCATGCCTAAGGGATTTGTCGCGGTTCCAGGCCGAGATGTCGAGCGTGATGCGTTTGGTAATGTCCCCGCAAAGTTGATTGTTCAGCTTCTGTCCTACCTGAGCGCATTCAGTGAACAGGGGTACAGGGCCAATATGACTGACAAACGCAAGAGCAAACTTGCGAATGTGGTCCGCTCAGAGAGTGGCTCATTGAGGATCAATGGTGTGCAGTACTTCGTATCTCGTGGCCGTGGTGAGTACACCGGTGCGAGATCGTGGATGCATGGCAAACAACAGCATTTGCCCGCTGGCATATGGTCCAAGACGGGGACGCATGGTGTAGATGTAAAGCCGGTCTTTCTGTTCGTCCCGGCCGCGCGCTATCGCCCTCGCTTCACCTTTGAGTCGGTCGCCGCAGCATCCATCAACGAGCGGCTCATCGCGAACTGGAATCAAGCGTGGACTGAAGCGCTGCTCAGCAAGCGCTTCTGACCTGGCATCCGCCCTGACCGTGCATGTTCGCGCGGCGCTCAGGCTGGTCGCGTCTGGGTGGGGAGGCTCTGCACACCCTCGGTGCGTTTTGCGGGTCCTTCCCTGGGAAGCCCATGGTGAGGGTAATTTGCGCCTCGTTTTCTCTCTAGCTGCGAGATCGCTCTGGAGGTAAGTAAGTGGCTCGAATCATTGGACAAGAACGGATTGCCGACATCTTCGGTGTCGCACCAAAGACAGTCGTCGAGTGGCAAGAACAGGGCTTTCCAGTCGCACAGCGAGGTGGCCCAGGCGTTGCCAGCGAGTACGAGACCCAGGACTGCATCAGCTGGTTCACTGCGCGTGAACTGGATCGTGCTGGGCGCGAGACGGCGCGTGACCGACTGGCGCGGCTGCAGGCTGACAAGGTCGAGCGCGAGCTGCGACAGATGGACCGCGAACTGCTGGAGGCGAAAGACGTCGAGCCTGCCATCCGGCAATGGCTGACCGATCACTGCGCCGAGCTGGACCAGGTGCCCGACGCCTGGATCGACCAGTTCTCCGCGGCTGCAGACGATCCGGCGGCGATGCATCAGCTGCTGCGCGACATCATGCGCCAGCTCAAAGAATCGGCGGCTGCCTATGAGTTCAGTTCGACGCCTGATCAGGAGGCTGCTGGGCACGGTATTTGAAACACCGCCCGACGTCCTCCCCAGCGAGTGGGCCGAAAAATATCGGCGCATGGGCTCGGCTGAATCGGCCATTGTTGGTCGCTTCCGTTTCACCTACAACCCGTATTTGAAGTGGCTGCTCGACCGCTACGCAGACCCCGCTGTCCGCAAGATCGTCTGCCAGAAGAGCGCACAGATCGGCTGGACTCAGGCTGTGATCTGCAACCTGCTTGGCTACTTCGTGCACATCAAGCGCACGACAGCCATGGTCATGTTCCCTAAAGAGGGCAGCGCCCGGAACTTTGACCTCGAGAAGTTCCGCCCGATGGTCGAGAGCACGCCCGCCCTGGCCGCCATCCTGCCAGTACGCAGCCGCAGCGCCGATGTGAAGACGCTGTTCAAAAAGTTCATAGGCGGCTTCATCAAGTTCGTGGGCAGCAACTCCATCGGCGACGTGAAGTCCACCAGCGCGCGCGACCTGATCGTCGAAGAGCCGGACGATTGCAACCTGAACCTGCGCGGCCAGGGTGATGCTATTGCACTGCTCACAGAGCGCGGCAAGACCTACCGCGACATGAAGATGCTGATCGGCGGCACGCCCAGCATTGAGGGCGTCAGCTCCATCGCCGCCGAGATGGAGATGAGCGACAAGTGCTACTGGGAGGTCCCGTGTCCCGATTGCGGCCGCTTTCAGCGGCTCGTCTGGAAACAGGTCAACTGGCAGAAAGATGCCGAGCACAACCACCCGGTTCTAGGCCACCATCGGCCCGACACCGCGCGCTACGCCTGCATCGCCTGCGGCGCACTCTGGACCAATGCCCAAAAGAATGCCGCAATCGCCAAAGGCAAGGCTGTCGCCACTGCCGAATTCCGAGGCGTTGTCGGGCTCTACCTGAACGAGCTTTACAGCCTGTTCGCCGAAAGCGCGCTGTCTCGGCTGGCTGAGAAGTACCTTGTCGCGCACCATGAGCTGGAGAAAGGCAACCCGGGCGACATGATCGCCTTCACAAACGCCAGCCTGGGCCTGCCATACCGCTACAAAGGCAGCACGCCCGAAGTCACAGAGCTGAAGGAAAAGGCACTCTCGTACAGCATCGGCACCATCCCCCTCGGCGGGCTGCTACTCACCATGGGTGCCGACGTGCAGCACAACCGCCTGCACCTCATCATCCGCGCCTGGGGACCTGATGAGGAAAGCTGGCTCGTCTGGCGCGAAGAGATCGCCGGCAATACCGTTGACCCCAAAGACCCGTGCTGGGACGAGCTCGAAAAGCGCATCTTGCATCTCTGGCCCCATGCCCGCGGCTGGCGGCTGCGCTGCACCGCCGCCAGCATCGACTCCGGCGATGGCCAGACCAACGACGCCGTCTACCTCTTCGTCCGCCGCATGAAGGGCAAGGGCCCCGTCGTGCTGGCCATCAAAGGCGCCAGCAGCGCCGATGCCGAGATCTTCAGCAAGGCCCGCGCCTCGGTCGAAACCAACAAGGGCGGTACCAAGGCCAGCCGCTACGGCGTGCGGCCCTACCTGGTCGGCGGCGACAAAGCCAAAGACCTCCTCCTCGGCGAGGCTGGCCGCATCAAGATGCCCGGCACCGGCCCAGGTCGCTTTCACTATCCAGAGATGCCGGATGAGTACTACCGGCAAGTCACCGCCGAGGTCAAAGTGCCCCGCTGGGAGTCCGCCAAGGGCCGTCGCATCGTGCCCAGCCGCACCGCCAAGAACCTGCTTGTTTGGGTCAAGAAGACCGGCGTGCGGAATGAAGACCTCGACTGCGAGGTCTACGCCCTCCATGCGGCGCGCAGCCAACGCACCCATCTGCTCAAAGCCGTCGATTGGCAGGCCATCGAGCAGCGCGTCAGCCAGGCCAGCCTGCTGCCCATGGATGAGCCTCTCAGCGCCGACCATGACGACGAAGACGACCACGATCCCTACAGCGACCCCGACCTTCAGCCGCAGGCCGATGCCGCCGCCGCGCCCGCTGTCACCGCTACCAAGTCCCGCTTGGTCACTGCTCGCCGAGTCATCTCGGCTGATGACCCGCACCTGAACTAGGACCACCCTATGGCTGATCTTGCAACCCTCCAACTCCGCCTTGCCGAGGCTGAGCTGGCCTATCACCGCCTGCAAACCGGCACCGCTGAGATCGAGGTGGAGCAAGGCGGTGAAGTAGCGATGAAAGTCAAGTACAGCCTCACGTCTGTTGACAAGCTGCGCGCCTACATCTCCGACCTCAAGGCCCAGGTTGCGGCGCTCATCAGCCAAGCTCCACGTACAGAGGACGGC